GGACGCGCTCACCGTGAGGGTGTAGGTCTTGCTGGTGGCCGTCGCCACTTTGCTGTCCACCTGCGTGCGGGTGTAATAGTCGCCCAGCTCGGTCATGTCGTGGCTATCCACCCATGCCGAGGTGTCCGAGTCCCACACCCAGATGCTGTCCGTCTCGCCGTTGATCGCCCACCAGCCGTCCTCGCCGATGGGCACGGCGGCTTCTAGCGCGGCCTCGTCCGTGTAGTAGCCCTGCGCGCCGGTGGTCACGGTCTTCACCTGCTCGAGATACTCCAAACAGGTCTGTTCGCTGGCGGCCGCGTTCTTCTCGCTGGTAGCCGCTGCCGTTGCGCTGGCCGCCGCGCTGGATTCGCTCTTGCTGGCATTGCTGGCGCTGGTAGCCGCCGCGCTGGCCTTGCTTGTGGCTGTGTTCGCCTGCGTGGTGGCGGTGGACGCCGAACTGGACGCATTGGACGCGCTTGTAGATGCGTTGCCTTCGCTGGTTTTGGCATTGGCCGCGCTCGTGGCCGCGGCTGAGGCGCTGGATTTGGCGTTGCTTTCGCTCGTGGCGGCGTTGCTGGCACTTGTGGAGGCGTTGCCCTCGCTGGTTTTGGCGTTGCTGGCGCTGGTAGCCGCTGCCTCGGCACTGGCTTTGGCGTTCGCCTCGCTCTGCAGGCGGCTGTCCTCATGGCTGGCGCGCTCGTTCTCCGCCGTTACGCGGGCGTTTTCCGCCTCCACGCGGGCGTTCTCGGCGCTCACGCGCCCGTTCTCAGCGGTCACACGCTTGCTCTCGGCGCTGGCGCGGCTGCTTTCCGCCGAAACGCGCTTGCTCTCCGCGTCTGCCCGGGAAGTCTCAGCGGATGCCCGGGCGTTCTCAGCGGTCACACGGGCATTCTCAGCGGTTACTCTGGCGCTTTCGGCATTGGCTCTGGACGTCTCCGCGCTGGCGCGGGAAGATTCTGCGCTGGCGCGCTTGGTCTCGGCGTCCGCCCGGGAAGTCTCCGCCTTCACGCGGGCACTCTCGGCGCTTGCGCGGCTGCTCTCGGCCGAAACGCGGCTGTTCTCGGCCTCCACGCGGGCGGCCTCTGCCTTGACGCGCGCCGCCTCAACGGCCTCGATGTCGTTGCACTTGGTGATAAGGTCTACGAGGATGCCCACGTTGTCGTCTTGCGATACCGTGCCGTCTCCATTGGCCGCATACTGGACGCACAGCTCGAAGGTGGCAGTGGTCAACATGGTGTCACTGCCCACAATGGAGATGTCGCACTTCACGCTGCCGTCCACGGTGGTCATCCAGTAGTTGATGGGCACGGTGACTGTGCCATCTGCGTTCACGCTGCCCGCGAAGCTCTTGGCCTCGCCGTCCGGGCGTTTGGCGTTGATAAGCACGTCTGCGCCCGCGTCCACGTCCAGCTGCGTCTTCCCGTCCATGATGGTCGCCGTGATCGTGCGCGCGCCGCTGTCGTATTGCTTGACGAGGATGGGCGGGAAACGATTCAGCTGCGAAACGTTGGGGGTAATGCGTTGTGTGATCTCGGTCATGTGTCACTCCTTTCCCCCTCGGCCGGGGTCGCCTGCGTTTCGTCCGGCAAAGGGGAATAGATAAATTCGCCGTTGCGGTAGAGGTAGTCGCTTAATTCCACCGCATGCTCGGTGGAAGATGGCACATCGTCTACAAGAATGCCGACTTGCGCGTACTCGGGATAAAACCCGGTTACGCGGCCGGTTTCGTCCACTGTGATCTTAAACATATCGCACCTCACATAAAACCGTAAACGCCCACGGGCACGCACATGGTTGAACCAGTAACAACGGTGCGCGTAATGGACGAACCGGTGTTCCAACACAGCTTGTTGCCCGAAATCCATAACGGCCGGATGTCCAAATCGGATTTGTCTCCTTCGTAATAGATCGTAGAGATTGCCGTTACAACCCGGCCATCTGTTGGCACGACAATGCCGCACGCGTTGTAGGTTCCAAATAAACCATCCGCAATAGAAGTCTTCGATGTGCATACCACATACACGTACGTAAAATTGGAAAGTCCGGAAATGGTAATGCTCCCGGTCGTCGTGCTGGAAACGCTGCTGCCAGAAGTATTGAACGACTTTAGCAGCCCACACCGAATGCCGCTAAAGTGCAGCCCATCGGATTGCAGCTGTACATAGTGGCCGCTCTCATCCGAAACTTTAACGCCCTCGCCGGTGATATCCACGCCGCCTGTGTTGCCCTCATAGCCCACGTGCAGGCCGCTGTCGGCGCTGAAATCCAAATAGTTCGTAGCGGTCTTTGCCGCGTCATCCGCTGCGCTTTGAGCCTTGTCCGCGGCTTCTTGTGCCTTGTCCGCCGCCTTCTGGGCTGTGTCTGCTGCGCTCTGGGCCTTGCTGGCCGCGTTGACGCCGTTGTCCGCCGTATTCTGCGCGGCGGTGGTGGCGTTTGCGGTGGCGCTCGATTCTTTGTGTACCACCACGCTTCGGTCTGTCATGGTTTTCACGGTCTTGCCAAGCGTATACGTCTTTTTGTCCGGCTGCGCAAGCGGCTCGGTCAACGCCGTGCAAAGCACCTCCATGTCCACGTTATGGGGCTTGGAAACGACCCGCACCTTTGACCCGAACTTGATGCGCTCCACGTCTGCACCTGCGTCCTTGAGGTCTATCGCGCTCACGGTGTAGGTTGCGCTCAAGTAGATGTTCTCGGCCAGCAGGGCTTTGGCCTTGGTGTACAGCTCGTTATGGTCGGTGACGCCGTCGAAAAGCTCCACATGGGTAATCACGCCAAACAGGTTTTCGGCCGCTTCATCGCGCACGTAAAGCTGTTCTTTGGGCTTGTCGGCCTTATCCACAAGGGCGATGGTCAAGCGCCGGTTAGTGCTCTCGCCTGCCCATTCGGTGTAATCGCCCAGCGGAATTAAACGGGTGTAGGTGTCTGCCGCCGTTGTACTGTCCACGAAATCCAGCAAATTTTCGCCAAACTCGATGGTCTGCGCGCTGGTATCGGTCAGGTCGGCCAGATAATCCAGATAGCGCGTGCCGCCCTCGTAGCGCACGACCAAATACCCGCCGTAGGTGTCCACAAGCTGGTTAGTGATAACCTCCAACGTGGTGCCGTAGGTGTTCCCATCGCCGAACGTGATCTTGCTTTTCTCGCTCGTAACGGTTACATTGCCCAGCTGGAAGTGCTTGTCGCTGTCGGTCAATGCATTGTGGACGGCCAAACATCCGGCCAGAAACGCCGAAATTGTGGTGTCCTCGTACACGAATTTGCTGTAAACGTAGGTTTGCGCGTGGTAAAAGGTCGGAATTGCCGTGTCACTCAAGTACGACAATTCGCCCTCGCAATAGATTTTGCGGCGGTTGTAGAAATCCTTTTCATCTTCCAGCACGCGCCCGCGCCAGATGGTCTCGCCGTCCTGCTGCACCTCGATGGTGGTTTTCAGCTTGGAAAGGCTGTTCACCAACGCATTGCAGGGTGGGACGGTGGCCTCAAAGCTGCCCGCAGAATTGACCTCCCGCGTTAAAGTCGGTGAAATCAGCGTGGTGCTGTCATCGTTGCCCGGCGCATACAGCAACGCGCCGTCTGCATAAACTTTGTAGCTCACAGCTTCTTCCACCTCCCGCTTTGCGAAATTTTATAGGGGCTGCAGGTGCCCGTGATCTTGATCGTGGCCGTGCCGTTGGTGTTGCGCTTCAAAGCCCCTACACTCCAGCGACCCGTCCAGTACCATTCCGGGTCGTTGTCAAACGTGACGTTCATCCGGTGGCCGTGCAGATAGGCTTTCAAATCTTCATCAATGGCCGCCCACTCTTCGCGGGGTCTGGTACAAACCAGTTCCACGGTGATCGTCCGGTCGTTGTAGTGGATTTGGCCATCAATGGCCGCCGACAAATCCAAAGACCCATCGCGCCCAGGAACGTCCACAAACAGCGTTTGCGGCTCTGCCTCACCTATTGAGGGACTGCCCTTTTTCAGGTACAGCCCCCAATAGTTGAGGGTGTGCCGGTCGCCAAATTTTGCGCCCTCAAGCATTAGTTTCCGCGCTCCTTTCTCATGGCAATGCGGCCCAGCTGCATATCCATCTGAGGTGCAAGCTCACCCACAAGCGCGCCGCCGTCCAGCACGACCTGCATATTGGCCAGCGCGGGCAGATAGGCGCTCAGCAACGCGTAAAGGCTGCTAATGTCGGTGCTTGTGCCGGATGTCTCGCCGATGCCCGCCAGCGCCGGTGTAAGGGTCGTGTTCAAGCTTGCGGTCACGCCGTCCAGTTCGTCCTGCATATCGCGGATGGTTTGCGGGATGGCCTTTTCAAAGCCTTCGCCGATGCCCAGCGCCATGTACTGGCCGACCTCATCCCGGAACATGGTGGACGGGGAATGGATGCCGAAGAAGCTCTTGATGCCGTCCACAATGCCCGCGCAGGCGTCTTTGACTGCCTGCCAGAGATTCTTTACGCCGTTCGTGAAGCCTTGGAAAATGCCGCTTACGATGTTCTCACCGATGGAAAGAATGTTGCTCCACAGGTTCTTGAAGCCCTGCCCGATGCTGGAAATGATGTTTCCGATCGCATTCAGCAGCGACTGCCCGATCTTGGGGATGGCGTAGAAAATACCCTTGATGATGGAACTTACCAGCGTAACGCCGATGTTGAGAAGGTCAGTAAACGCCTGCCCGCTGAGAATGTACTCCAGCAGCTCCGCCACAACATCGCCCAGCGCCTCGATCAGCATGGGCAACAAGTCGCCGAAAATCCATTCGATGGCATTCGGCAAAGCCGTTCCCACGATCCACTTGAGCGCGTCCGGGATGGCATTCAAAAGCACCTTGATGGTTTGCGGCAGGGCCTTGATGAAGTTCTCCACGACCTCTTTAACCGTCTGGAACACCTTGGAAATGCTCTCTTTGATGTTCGCTACCCAGTCTCTGAAGCCGTCCGATGTGTTCCACAAGGTCACAAGGCTGTTGGTCAGCAGCAAAACGGCTCCCACCAAAAGCCCGATCCAATTTTGCTGTACGAAATTCACGATCACGCCGCCCCATTGCTCCACTGTGGAAATCAGGCTCGCAATCTTCTCCGACGCCTCCGGGAAGGATGTGCTTGCAATATTCACAATGCTCTCGCCGATGCTGGACAAAGAAGAAAGAATAGACTTCCCGTCACTCTTGGTGGTCGCTACGATGCCGTCAAAGATGCCGCGGATGCCCGTTGCCAGTTTGTCAGAATTTTCGGTCAAGTAATCCGCCACGCCGGAAAGCAGGTTATCCGCCGTCTCGATCAACCCTACAAGGCCGTCACTCTCGTATGCCTCGTTGATGGTGGTCAAGCTCTTGAGTGCCCACGCGGTCAGGGTCTTGCGCTGCGATGCCGTGATTTGCCCCCAGCCGATGGTGACAAGGGCCGACCCTACGCCGCTCCAGTTCTTGCTCTTGAGGTTGGAGAAGAAATTGGAGATAGTTTCAAGAATGCTGCCAGAATAGGCGTTCTTGATTTTCTCCGCGTCCGAAAGCACAGTTTCTGTAATGGAACTGCTTGTGCTTGTGGCCGCGTCCTCTGCATCGCTGGAAGTACTCTTGATTGATGTCTCGATGTCCTCGCCCGCGTCCTCTACGGTGGTCACGACCTTGTTTGCGGCCTCTTCCACAGATGCCGCATGTTTGGCACGGATGTCAGCGACTTTGTTGTTATAAGCCTCCCACATGCCCTCGGCCGTCTCGGCATACGACCATGTGTAGCTGCTCAGGTCAACTTCTTCGCCCTTCAAGAACTTCTTGACGATGTCAACGATGTTCTTAAAGGCCAGCGGGATGCTCTTCAACTTGATGACAAGGCTCTGCACGCCCTCTTTGACCTTGGAAAACGCCGAATTGACTTTGGTGCGGAATGTGTCGCTCGTGTTATAAGCCGTGATTAGCGCCGCCGCAAGGGACGCAAGCAGCGCGATAACAATTGCAATCGGGTTTGCTGCCATAGCCGCATTCACGTCTGCAACGGCCGTTTTTGCCGCTGTCAGAGCCTTTGTTACGCCATCCACGATGGCGCTAAAATTCATTGCCACATAGAATGCAATTACAGCTGACGTGGCCGCTGCGACAACTGTTGCGAACACACTGAAATTTTCAGTGATGATCTCAATCGCGGAAATCAGAGGGGACAAAACCGGAACAATCTGCTTCAGCTCATCCGCAACGCCCTTGATGCCGCCGCTGTCGAATGCGTCATTCAGGCGCTGCACGACGCTGATAAGCTTTTCCACATAATCGCCGGTCAGGCTGGAAATGCCCTCTGTTAGCTTGCCAAGCAACTGCGTCCAGTTGTCTTTCAGCGTGGAAAGTCGGCCGCTCATGGTCTGGCTTTGGGTGTCCATCGCGCCATAGTAGCGGCCGCCCTCTTCGGCTGCCGCCTGCAATGCCGCCGTCAGAACATCGTACGTGATCGTCATGTCCTGTACTTCTTCGGTGGTCTTGCCGGTATAGTCGGCCAGAATGCCATAGATGTTGATGCCAGCTGTGGCAAATTGCTTGATGTCAACGCTTGTGGCCTTGCCTTGGTTTGCTACCTGTTGCAGGTTCTGCGCCATGCGGGCAAGTTCTTCGCTGCCGCCGCCCGTGGCCGCTACCGCATCACCCAGCGCATTGATGGTCTTGCGCGCATAAGCTGAGTTTTCGCCCGCCGCGATCAAATACTGGTTCGCTTCAACAAGGCTTGCCGTGTCAAAAGGCGTGGCCGCCGCGTCCGCCTTGATGTTCTCGATGGCCGTTGCGGCCTCGTTTGCATCGCCCAGCAGATTGGTGAGGGCCATCTGGTAGTTCTCGATTTGAGAGTTGTATGTCACGCCTGTTTTTACAAGGCTGCTTGCAAGGTCTGCAAACTTCTTTGCCAGCGCAGTGACCGCGTTCGCCAGCACCTGTGCTTTTGCCATGCCGGTCACCGCGGAGTTGTTGTGAGAATCTTGACTGTTTTTGGCATTTTCAGTTTGCTTTGAGAGGCCTTCCATCTCGGACTTGAGTGAAGCCGCCGCCGCTTCTTCAGCCTGCAACTTTTGCGCGAAAATCTGCGCTTGCGTTGACGCCGCGCCTTTTTTCTCAACGTAAACGTTAAAGACCTTTTGCAGCTTTTCGATTTTCTCTTGCTCAGCCGCATATTGTTCGCCTAAAACGCTGATTTTATTGGCCAGTGTGACCGCAGCAGTGTCCACTGTCGCCATTGCTGTGGCAACCTTGCTATTGCTCTGTTGCACGCCCGCAACGCCGCTCTCGTATTCGCTCGTGTCCAGCGTCAGCGATGCCGAAAGGTTGAATAAATCCATGCTCTTTCACCTCCTAGCTTTCAGATTTTCGCTTGATCTCCGCTATGATCTCTTCCGGTGTCCGTGTCTCCACAGGCTTCGGGTCGATGATGTCCGCATAGCGGGGGAAGTCCAGATTTTTCACGCCGCCAAATCCCGCCGCGATTTCTACGACTGCCCGCAGCGTGTCGCTCATGTAGATTTTGTAAGCGTCCGCGTTCGCATTCTGCCTGATAATACAAGGCAATGCCGAAATGATTGCTTTCGCGCTCATCCTCGGCATTGCACAAATCGCCTGTATTACTCGGTCTCCGCCTGCGCCGCGAACGATTGCAAAAAATCCAACAGTTCCTGATCCTGCGCAAGCTCTCGCACCTGCTTGACGGTCGCAAGGATGTTCTGCGCCGCCACGGCCTCAACGGTGGTTTCGCCCAGCACGGCCAGCACGCCGAACACATCCGCGCGATGGTCTTTAAGCAGGATGGGCACAATCGAGTTGATCTTGCCCATGCCCTCCAGCATAACCGCTGCTTTGGTCTTGCCCTTGGTGCTGATCGTCTTGCCCAGCGTGTCCAGCAGAGTTTCGTCTGCGACGATGCCGGAAAGAAAAGGCGTGATCTCGCACAGAATGTCGCAGCTCTTGTCGGTGCTCAGTTCCGAGATTTTAATCATGCGGCGGTGGCCTCCTTAGAATAGAACTCCATCGGCATGACGTCCTGCGTCTCAATGGAAACATGGCCGGTCAGCTCCACGGAGAACTGGCCCTTGCCGTTCTTGGTGGTCTGAAGCGTAAAGCCGCCCGTGCTCAGCGCGTCCTTCAGACAGATAGCGACCATGCCGCCGTCCGTGCGGTCGCCGACCCACCAAACGTCTGCAAAGTCGGTCTGCTTGAGATCGCGCCGGGGCTTGATCGCGCCGCTGGTGCCGTCCGTCTCCGCGCAGCCCAGTGCCATCTTGATAACATCGGCGGATGCAGTCAGAGCCGTAAAGCTCATCTTGCATTCCCAACTATCCAGATGCTTCAGCTCTTTCATGTTGACCGGGCAATTGTCCACATCGTCGCCCAGATCGCTAAAGGTGGGCACGCAACTGGCATTGATGCCGCCCGTGGTAGCGCACACGATAGCGGAATTTTCAAACGTACCCTTGGTGGGGTCAAACTCGGTCAGCAGAACGCCCGCGTCGAGCTGCATCTCGTTGAATGCGTCCTGCGAAATTTTGGTATACTGGCCCATTTTCTCGCTCCTCTCTTAGTAGTGAGTTAAGTATTCGGCGGTAATGTTAAGATACCGCCCTTTGATGTTGTTATTGTCCTCTTGCGCAATGTTCTGGCAGAACGGAGTGCCTCGATGCAACCAGATAAAGCCCTCATCGCATTGCAGCACCTTGCCGCCCTCCAACGCCTGCGAGATCTCCTGCGCCTTTTCGTTGGCGGGCTTCTCGCTTGCGCCGTAGTACCACAGATTGACCGTTAGGCTCACCGGTTCGCCGCCCCACGCGTCATAGATGGGCGTATAAGTCAGGTAGGGGAATACGATGTCAGAGGGCACAGCCGTAGAGGCGCACGCGGTGATACCAAAACCGGAGAAAAAGCTGTACAGTGCCGCGTCCTTTGTCATGTTTCGGCCTCCATCTGGTATTCCTCCGCCGTAACCTGCGAAACCTGAAAGCTTGCGCTGTCCGGGGTCTTGGTGTCTGCGCCATCGCTTGTCACGCGGAAAAACTTGCCGTCTGAAACGCGCTGGAACACGTCATGGAACGACAAAGGCGCATTCTTCGCAGTGGTCACATTGAAGATTTTCTTCATGCCCTGCGCCTCGGCAATGATTGCCGTTGACGTACTCACAGGCACGATGGCCGCCAAAAACTCCGCGCCCTTGACGTAACCGACTTCCCAGCCGCCCACGCCGTCCGAAACGCGCCGCTTCTCATACAGCGCGCACGTCTCCATGTACTCGTTTAACAAGCTCATACGCTCTTTACAACGGCCATCTCGCCGGTGTCCTCCCTAATGATCGTGTCGCCCTCGTGGGCAATCACTTCGCCGTCTGCCGTGGGCACGACTGCCACGCTGTTAAAAAGTGCATACCGGATCGCGGCCTTGCTGTCTTTGCCGTAAAACCATTCCGGAATGATGTCCACGCCAAATTTGAAAGACTGCATCGCAATCACCTCTTAAAGCCGTTTTCCCGCATTTTCTTGTACGGGGATAACTTATCCACGTAACGGTCAAAAACCGTCACAGCGCCGCCGTTTGCGCCCGTGGCAAGCGAATAAGAGTAGCCGCCAAAACTTTCGCTCTGGTAGATGCCCGCCGCGTTCTTCGTCTCCCACTCGGCCATCTCATCGGCCAGCGTTACGACCGCGTGCGGCACGGCCAGCGCCCAAATGCTGCCCTCGAACGTCTCGCCGGTCAGGTCGTTCTCGCCGTATTGGTGCAGCCCGTCGTTAAACAGGCTGCCCAGCACGCGGTAATATTGGCCCTCCACCAAAAAGGGCAGGGCAATGCCGCCGTCCTCGATGGTAAACGTGCCCTCATGCACGCCGCCCGGTACGATGAACCAGTTGTTCAGGTACCGTAAGACTTGCTCTAACATTGCCCTGCCTCCTCAATTACGCCTCGGCGGTGGCCTTAAACTTGGCGATAACCACCTTTGCGTCGTTGGTCAGCGCCACGCCGTAGTACTTGCACGCGGTAATGTCGTGCTGCTGCTTCTTCGGGAACCACTCGCTGTCAACGCTGGTGTCCTTCTTGAGGAAGATGGTCAGCGCGGGCAGCTCGTCCTCGGTGTACTCGGTTTCGTTGCTATCGGCCTCCAGCTTGATGATGGGGTTGAGGTAGTAGCCGCCAGTGCTCTTGACCTTCTTGGACTTCTTCACCCAGCAGCCCGCAATCTTGCCGATTGCGCCGTTCACCGCCACGCCGGAAGTGAACTTGTCGGCGCTCAGGAAATCATCATCAACCAGCAGCTGTGCCTCCTGCTTCGGGTGAATGAACATGACCTTCTCGATGCCGTCCTCTTCGTCCTCGAACTTGCACACGGCCTCGACAACGCTGTCGTAGCCGATAACGCCGGAAGCGGTCACGGTATTGGTCGCCTTGTAGGCTGCCTCCATGAGGTCGTTGTCCACCTTGCCAGCAATGGACTTTGCCAGCTGCGTGGTGGCCTGGCCGATAGGGTCGCCCAGACCGCTGTTGACGGCTTCCTGCGTGATGCCCACGCTCTTCATGGCCTTCTTAATGGTAAAGGTAGTGCTGGAAGCGGTCAGCTTGGAAGTGTCCACCTCGCCGCCCTCGGCCACGTCCTCCGCATCGCCGATGTAGTTCCAGCACGGCACGGTCTTGGTGTCGCCCGGCACGCCGGAAAGGGTGGTATCCACCTTCGCATACGGGGTGATCTTGTTCAGTGCTTCGATCTTTGCGTCGATCATCGTACCCATTACTTCCGGGTTGATAAGGTCGCTCAGCTTGGTAATGTCAGCCATAGGTTATTCTCCTTTCATCGCTGTTCTGTACGCCTCAGGGTTCTGGTTAAACAGCTTCACCTGCTCGGCATACGATTTCTTTAAGATGTCGGCTTTGGTATAGCCGCCGCCATTGTTTGCAGGCGGGTTTGCGGTCTGCGCACCCTGTACGCTGGTGGTCACGATGTAGTCGGAATATTCAGACTTGATGCTCTTGCTCAAATCTGCCGCGCCCTTGATCGCGCCCTTTTCGTCCAGCTCCACCGCGTCCACGTCACACAGACGCAGCACGGCATTCAGCCGCTTGTCGCTGATGCCCGCGTCTTTCAGCAGCGTCTTGTACGCCTCTGCCTTTGCCGCATGGGTCTTTTCGTTTGCCACGTCCGACTTGTACTTTTCAAAGGCTTCATGTTCCTTGTCGTACTTGTCTTTGTAGCCGGTCTCGGCGGTCGCTTTCAGCTCGTCCAACTGCTTCTGAACGTCTGCCAGCTTGCCCGCGTCGGCCTTGTAACGGTCGCGTTCAGCCTTTACATCTTCCAGCGTCTCGGTGTGCGCCTCGAGGATAGTATCTTGCTGATCTTCGGTCAGGCCCATGCCCTTCAACATCTTTCGTGTAATGCTCAATTTCGTTCTCTCCTTTGCTTCGGTGGCCAGTGCTTCGGCCATTTGAGAATTTATAAAAACCGCAGTGCCTCGCGGTGTTTTACCTAAACAAAAAAGCGTGGCCGAACTTGTAAGAAACTCTTACAGGTTCAACCACGCTCGGTGTTGCGCCTCAACGCTTAGAAGCGCCCAACTATATTTTGTTGTTGCTCTTATTATAACATACTATCTTTGGTTTTTGAAGTGGTATGCTATTTTACTTCTTCGCGCTTTACCTTGATAACGCGAATGCCGTCCTTTACCGGAATCAGCTCCACCCGGTCGCCTTTGGAAAGAACGGCCTCGATCTTCTTGATGATGGCATCATCCATTTTTCAGCGTCCTTTCAATAATTGCTTTGTAATCGGCCACATAGTCAGCCACGGCGGGTTTAATAAACGGCGCAGCTTTATTTCCGGCTGTCCAATGCACATTGCCCTGCGCATCTTTGTACGCCCACGGGTCTTGTCTACCACCCGGATAATACTTGCCAGTGCCAAGCTCTTGATAAGGCCCGTATTCAACATTTGTGCCCACGTACATAGTATAAACCGTATCGCCATCGCTTATAGGGGCAACGCCCTCGTATATGCCTTTCGCATCGCTTTTGTCTGCCTTATACTCACTGATTGCAGCCTTTTGGCCGGATAATGCGTGGGTGATGCTGTTGCGTAAAAGGCCGGTGTCCACTTTCACAAGATTTTTGGCATTTCTTTCTGCCACTAGCCCGCACGTTTCCAACGCTTTCAGGCAAGCAGCTTGCAGCTCTTCCAGCGTCTTTTCGGTGTTGTCGGTGATATCAATCTTCATTGCCTAACCCTCGAAAAGCTCAGCCCTGACCGGACTTTTTGAACACAATTTCCATCTGGACTTTGATTTTCCCGTTTTCTTCATGTACGCCATTAACTTTGTAGTACGTGCCTCTCGCAAGCAGGAATTCATATTCGCCCTCGAAATTGGTGTGATTGCCAATGTATGCTCCGATGCCCTTACCAGTCGGGACTTTGATTTCATACTCGATGTCTCCGAAATCTTTTATCTTTTCGGGTTTGAGACTTGTCGATGTATACGCTTTGTCCTGCACCACCGAACCAACGACGTTATCGTTGATCTCTTCCACAGTGGAGTAACCGCCAAGCAGCTTTGCGTCCGAATTCCTGAACACGGTCATTCCGAATGGAATTTTGCAATTCGCTATGTACGCGTCCAAGTTTTCAATCGTGTCCTTTGCCACGCATTCTTCGGCAGGTATTCCGCTGCGCAGTTGTGGATTGATTGAACAGTATGCGTTCTGCCCGTATGCAGTCATCGCGTCTCTCTGGTCGAATGTCGGCGGATCGTTCCACCAAGTCTCAAAGCTGTCGGCAACAACATCATTCCGCTCAGGCGGGATGGGTCTTGAACCATAGTCTCCGACCTCGAATTCTTCGCTTGAAGTGACTTCACTGTCCTGCGCATGCTTTTTCCATCCGGCCCACTCGGCATAGGTCATATTGTCCACCAGCACGCTTTCGCCGGTTTCGGGGTCAATGGCTCTGCGCTGCGCGCTGTCCGGCACGCCGGGGATGTCTGCAACCAGCGTGCACCGGCAGTTGTAAACCATGTGCGGAGATGCGCTTGGGTCGCCGGGGAACATGATCTCCTCGCCCAGCACCTTAAATGGTTCATCCTGCTTCACGCTCTGGCCGTCCAGCATCGCGTGTTCGTGGCGCGTCCGCTTGTCCAGCGTGGCCAGCCATTGCTTTTTGAGGTCAATGCCCATATCCTCGGCGGCTGCGTAGCTGTCCATTCGTCCGGCATTCTGCGCCGCTGTCATGGCCGTTCTGGCCGCCCTGATCGCGCTGTTGCGCTCCATCGTGGGAATGTTGGTCTGCAAGGCATCCGCCATCTGCTTGATGCTGTGGCCCTGTAAGATGCTGCTGGTGACTTGCTTTGTGATCTGCGCCTTGCCATAATCCAAATCAAAACCGCGCTTCACGGCTTTCTCTTTCGGGTAATACGGCATCACGTCCGGCTCGCTCACAATCAGCCGCTTTACGGTGCTTTCATCCCACAACGTAAAGCCCACGTTGCCCACCTGCTTCTCGATGGTGTACGCACTATAATTTCGATTCAGGCTGTAAACGCTCGGTGTCTTATCGTTGACGTAAGCAATGGCCGTTTCATTGGCCTCGGTGTATCGCTCGGCTATCTTATCCCGCAAATCTTCAAACCGTTCACCGCGCCCGATCTGCGCCAGCCGCCACTGCTTGTAATCCTGTTCGGTGTACTCTTTGCCGTTGACGATGGTGCCTATCAGCGCCTTTTGCTTTTCATCGCGTAGCTTAAAACCGGCAAAGTATTCTGTGATAGTCTGCTCCAGCTCTTCTGCGGCTGTATTGTAGACCTCTGCAATGCGCTTTTCCAGCTTGGCAAGTTCTTCGTCTGTCCAGACGTGGGCTTCATCAGGTTTCGCCATCCTCGCTCACCTCTGGCTCTTCCACTGGCTGCGCGCTGAACCGCTCCAAATCCTCCGCGCTCTTTTCCTCCAGCATATCATCGGCCTTATCTGCATCGCCCAAAATGGTCAGCACCTTGCGGGTGATGTAATCATCGGTCAGATACTGCGCCGCCTGTAAAAGCGTTTGGATTTCGTCTTGTGTGTTGATAACGCGGTTTCGGGTGTACGTGGGCTTATCGTCCACGCCCGCCAGCTTGAGAAGGCCGAGAATCCAGTCCGTGACCTGCGCCTCGAACTTATCCGCTTTCAGGTCCAGCCGCGCATACGCCAGCTTGATCGCCGTGGCGGTCTGGTTGCTTGCGGTCAACGCTTCTATGTCCAGGGCTTGGAAGTCCTCATACAGCTGCTTCTTAATGCGCTGCGCCGTGGTCTCGCTGCCAGTAAACGGTGCTTCCACGGTCTGCGCCTGAACGCTGCCCGCGCCGCCGCTGTTGCCTGCGTGTGCCACATGGGTTTGCTTTAGCTGCCGGATAAACTCCGCGTCGTCCAGCTCGTCCATGCCGTCGCAGTTCTGCAGCACCCAGTAAATCAGGTTGCCCTCGTCCACATTGTTGACCATGTTGGAAGTGATGAGGTCGAGCGCATCGATGGTATTTTGCCGCCCTACGATCTCGCTTTTGTGCTTGTCGTTGTTGTACAGCGGCACAATGGGAAATCCGTCATAGTTCCGTCCGTCCACGATTTCGCGGCCATCGGCGGGGGAGGAAATCACGGTCAGCTTGTACGCCTGTTTTTCCTGTTCCACCTGCCAGCCCTCGTTCGTGGGCTTGATGTACTCGGTGTAGCCATCCTGCTCGTACAGCGTGGCGCATTCCGGTTTATCGCTTGCCAGCTGCCAGAAACGAATGCCAGCACGCAATGCGCTCGTGCGCTCATCATACAGCGGCGCAAATTCGTCCTCGCCGAACACCTCGACATGATCCACGTTGAAGAATCCGAACGCCTGCCCGCCAATCTGCGCCTCTCTCGCTGCGTCCATGACCTGCTTGTCAAAATCCGCGCCCAGCTTGCCTTTGGTGGCCTCATCATCGAACGTCACGCCGTTGCCCAAAAGGTAGCTTGTCAACTGGTCAACTGCAAAGCCGAAGAAACGGCTTGCGATTTTGTGGTTTGCCGTCCAGATGTCTCTATGCGCCTTGCCCAGACTGTCATAGACCAACTTTTCGTATCGGTTGATAGTCGGGTTTTCGCCGTCATAGTACATCCGCGCGGTTAACGCCGTGGTATACTCTCGGCTCGCCTTATGCTCTGTAATTGCTGACTGGATGAAGCTCATCCGTGCCGCCTCGTCCTGTCCTGCTTTCTCTAAGTCTTGGAAGTATTTCATGGTTCACCTCAATTCCATCCGGCTCTGCGCCGCTCCATCTGGTTTTGTCCTACGCGGCCCCAAATCTCTTCGGTGGCATAGCGCACCGCGTCGATATGGTGATTATCTTTATCGGGGTATCCGCTGATGATCTCGCCGTCTTTTGTCCGCTCATATTCGTACTGTGTCAGTTCCTTGTACGTGTCCGGGCATCTGGCGGGGTCAATTACAATTTTCGTCAGGCCCTGCAACCACTTCATAGAGCGGTCAACACTGCCAGGACCTTTTCTTGCGCCCACAGCTTTCAGGCCATACTTGCAATAGTCCGCTGCATCTTTCGGGTCTGCGCTGTCTACGGTCAGCTTATCGTCGCGCGTGATGCCGTGGTCTTGCAGCACCTTCGCCGTTTCCTGATTGACCTTTTTGCGCTCGGTCAGTTCATCGAAAATATAGAGGATCCGCCGCGCCGCGTCATACTGGCAACGGTTGAACGCCCACGGGTCGGGAAAATAACCAAAGTCCACGCCATTCAGTACACGGTCAAATGCGTTGATCTGTTCATCGGTCAGCATCTCGGCGACAACGTTCTCGAATACCATGCCGCCGTTGCCGTTTGCGATGCCCAAATACTCGTGCTCATACGCCGTTGGATTGATGCCCTGCAAATATTCCGCTTCATCCAGAAACGCCTTGCCCAGCCACGCTTTAGGCACAGAACGGTAATCTGTGTGCGTAACCAACCTGTTTTCCTTTGGCTGCTCCACATACAAGTTCGCCCAGTTGTTCTTTGCTTTCGGCGGGTTGAACGACTTGAAAATATAGGCTTCATCGCCGCCGCGAATCAC